TTAACGATATATCAAAAGCTTCAAGAACATCTTCTAGCTCATCTTCGACTAAGAGTAGAATACCAGCCAATGGCACTGATAGTAATATTCGTAGATATGCTCTATTGAGCCAAGGGCTACTACCTTTTGATTTTTCAAAAGATGGCGTAGATGTTAGAGACTCTATCTTGCTCTGTCAAAAGGCTTATGCAAATGTCGCGATTGTAAGAAACACAATTGATATTGCCACTGAATTTGCCAATACAGATATTTATCTTGAGGGCGGTACAGAAAGAAGCAGGGAGTTCTTCAGCAAATGGTTTAAGAAAATCAAACTGTGGAAGATGAAAGATCAGTATTTCCGCGAATACTACCGCAGCGGAAATATCTTTTATTATCGGATTGATGGTAAGTTCAATGCCGAAGATTTTAAACTTCTTTCAGGTCTCAGCGAGAACGGGATTGTGAATAATCGCGTCCCTCTTCGCTATATTCTAATTAATCCATACGAGATCGTTGCAAAAATTTCTAGCTCCTTTGCGGAGGCTGTATATGAAAAAGTTTTATCTGAATATGATCTTGAGAGGCTGAAGAACCCAAAAGACGACGCTGACGTTGAGCTTCTAAAAGGGTTTCCTCCAGAAGTTCAGCAGCAGATAAAGAGCAAGCAGTATTTTAGAGACGGGTTAAAGATGAAGCTCGATCCTCAATATTTGCTTTATTCTTTTTACAAAAAACAAGATTACGAGCCTTTCGCCATTCCCTTCGCCTATCCTGTTTTAGAAGATGTCAACGCAAAGATCGAACTAAAGCATATCGATCAAGCGATTTCCCGTACCGTCGAAAACGTTATTCTTTTGATTACGATGGGCGCGGAGCCAGATAAGGGCGGAATTAATCCTGCCAATATGACGGCAATGCAAAACCTTTTCATGAGCGAAAGTGTTGGTCGCGTTCTGGTTTCTGACTATACCACAAGAGCCGAGTTTGTTATTCCTGATCTTAAAAAGGTGGTGGGCGAAGAGAAATATAAGATCTTGAATCAAGATATTAAAGAGGGCTTAATGAATGTGCTGCTTGGAGAGGAGAAGTATAATGGTCAAAATGCAAAGATTAGCTTCTTTATGGAGCGTTTGAAGGAGGCAAGAAATTCTTTCCTTAACGATATTATTCAGCCTGAAATTATTCGTATCTCAAAAGATCTGGGATTCAGAGCTTATCCTACAGCTAAGTTTACTGAGATCGATCTGAAGGATGAGACTCAGTACATGAGAACAATCTCTCGCTTGATGGAGCTTTCTATCCTTACTCCAGAGCAAGGTATCGAAGCTATTCAAACAGGTAAATTGCCGGACGCGCGCGCCCTCGCGCCCGCGCAGGAGCAGTTCCTTTCTGAGAGAGAAAAAGGTCACTATAATCCAATTGTTGGTGGTGTTCCAGTTATGTCTTCTGATGCTCCAGCTACTCCTACCGCAGCCCCAACTAATGGCGTTGCCGGAAGACCCTTGGGCACTCCTAACCAAGCTTCGCGCAAAGATATTCAAGCAGTTGTTTATGAGGTTGATGCTTTTATGAAAGCCTCAGAAGACTTTGTTGCTAATAAGTTCAAGGTAAAGAAGTTGTCAAAGCAGCAAAAGCAGAGTGTTGTAGATCTATGCAAGAAAGTTGTAGCCTCTTCGGACAGACAGAACTGGGTTCCAACCCTGCAAAAGTGTATGGCTAATCTTGATGAAATTGAGAAACTGAAGCCTTTGCCCCAAGTTTCGCAGACTGCGGATGAATTTTTATTAGAAGAATATTCTGCGGCAATTTTTTATCATTCTGCTGTAAAGTAATATATGTCTTTTAAATACAAAACAAGATTAGACGGGATTTCTTTTGCCTGTCATAAACTTGGGGACAGAGATTTTCCACTACTTTCCAAAGCTTCATTAGACGAGTTAAAAAAACTTTCACCCAATATCGACGTAGAGAATAACCCAGACTTACTTGGGGTTTCATTCAATCTTGCTGTCCCGAATATGATCAACAACAATGGCGACGGCATTTCGGGCGCTACCGCTTCGAAGATCGCCAAGAGATTCCTGCACAAGTATCTCAATATCGAGCATAACAAAAAGAGAGTTGTCGGGCATATTACTAATTATTCCTTTAACGATTTTAAGGATAACAAGTTTATGAGCGACGATGAAGCCGCTCAAACCCTTGATCCAATTTATCTTTCAGTTGCAGGTGTTATCTACAGAACTGTTGATAAGTCCTTTACATCGCTGATGTTACGCAATTCTGACAAGAACGACAAGTTTAACAACGCCATCTCTGCAAGCTGGGAAATTGGTTTTAGTAGCTATTACTTAGCAGTCGGTAGCCAATCGCTTAAAGAAGCGGAGATTGTTACAGACGCGGCCCAAGTTCAAGAGCTTTCTCAGTTTTTAAAAGCCAAAGGTGGTAGCGGCAAAATGAATGACGGCACTCCAATCTATCGTTTAATTGTTGGAGAGATTTATCCTCTTGGCGGCGGTTTCACTACCAATCCGGCAGCACAAGTCAATGGTGTCGTCGCTTTTGATAATGATGCAAGCATCTCGCTCAAAGACTCTGAGGACGATAAGGAAGACGATAAAGAGGAGGAAAATCAAGACATAGAAACAGAAAAGTCTTCTGCTGATTTTCAACAAGAAGTTGCCGCCTTTTTGACGAATAAAAAATCAAATTCCATTTCAGTGATAAAAAATGTAAAAAATATAAACCATATGGACTTAGAAAAACTTATTTCAGAACTTAAGTCTGCCCTTTTGGAAAAAAAGTTTGGTGAAGAGGCTGTCGCTTCGATGACTAGCCAATTCGTAGACGCTATCAAGCAAAAGGATGCAGAGTATCGCGAGTCTCTGTCCGCAGAGAAAAACGCTAAAGAGCAAGCCGAGAAGCTTTACAAAGAGACTGTCGCCTCCGTAGAAAACATCAAGTCGGAGCTTTCCAAGACTCAAGAAGAGCTTAACCAGATCAAGAAAGTTCAAGCTGAAGAGCAAGCTCTTGCTCGCCAAAACGCTCGCGTAGCTGAACTTGATTCTGCTTTCGATCTTTCTGACGAAGACCGCAAGCTGGTTATCGGTGAAGTCCAAGCTCTTGACGCTTCTGAAGAGGCTTTCGCTTCTTACAAAGAGAAGTTCAATGTTGTTTGGAAGCATAAGAACAAAGAGGCCATCAAAGCTCAACAGGCCGAAATCGAGAAGAAGATTTCTGAGCAAGTCGAGGCTCGTCTCAAGGAAGTCAGCAAAGCTTCTACTGTAACCGCAGAGGTTAAAGTTGAAGAGCAGAAGCCCGATGTCGATGCCGCTCTCGAAAGCGCTAAAGCGACAAACACCGCCCCAGATAGCAAGATCTCTGGCGAACCCAGTCTCCGTGAGAAGTTTGCAAAAGCTTTCTCCCGCGAAAATATTAGCGTAAGCTATTCCAAATAATAAAAATTAACTGTAAACCAAATTAAAGGATAACTATATGGCAAATCGTCTTCTACCATTCCGTCAATACGACGAACATGATGTGGTAAACATGTACGCCCTTGTTGACGGCTCCGTCAACGAGAACGTAACTGGCGTTGGCGGCGGCGATGCTGGTGTCTTCGTTAAAGTTTCCGCTGGCAACTTTGACCTCGACCCAGTATCTTACGCTACCGACTCTTACCTCGGCAAAACTGACTACCCCTTCATTGGGGCTAATTCCTATCCCAAGGTTAATCTGAAGGTTACTCCTGCCGCCTCTGGCGACTTGACTAACTGCCTTGGTCTTACCCTCCGTCAAACTGCAAAGTTTGATGAGAACGGTGAGAAACTTCTCTATTACCGCCAAAAGGCTGAAGAGCTTATGTGCGTACTGCCCGGCCAAGCCGTTCCAGTCGCTACTCGCGGCGTCTTCACTCTCGGCCCCTCGGCCATCGACGGCGCCCTCACTGTTGGTTCTGGCTTCAAGCTTTCCGCTAACAGCGGCAAAGTCACTGGCTGCGCCCACACTGATGACGGCAAGCTCGGCGTCATTCTCGGCACTGGCTCGCGCTCACCCCTCACCTCAACTGCAAACCTCAATGACCAGTTCTCTGGCATCTTCGCCGTAGTTGGTCTGCGCATGTAATAAGAAAGGAACTATCTAAATGAAAATCACCTTAAAGCGCACTCCAGAACAACTTGAGCTTATTAAAGCAATGGCTAGCCGTAATCGCACCGTTGCTTATGATGCTCAAGTCGCCCTCGCTGAATTTATCGGTCCCGTTCTCGCAGAAGTTGTAAACAATGCTCCTACACTGAGCAACCTGTTCACCACCCTGCCTTTCAACGCTGACGATAATCCCAGCATCCCACTCGACCTCTACTTCGACATTAATGACGAGGACTACATCACTGTATACTCGCAGTCAGTAGCTGGCGGTCTGCCCACCAATCAGGTTCTTCCCACCGTATCGGAGATGAAGATCACCACCTATACCCTTGACAGCGCACTTTCGTTCGACCGTAAGTACGCCGCCAAGCATCGTATGGATGTTGTCGCTAAGACCTTCACCCGTATGGCTCAGGAAATCCTCCTGAAGCAAGAGCGCACCTCTGCTAACCTCGTAATGTCAGTTCTTGCTACCGCTACCACCAATGGTAAGGATCACGTTCAACGTGCCAATGCCGCTGGTCGTTTCCTGCTGGCTGACCTGAACGAACTCCTCACCCTCGGCAAGCGTATCAACACCTCTTGGGCCAAGGGTACCCCTGCTGGCGGCGCTCGCGGTGGTCTGAGCGATCTTCTGGTTTCGCCAGAGATCGTTGAGCAGATCCGCGCTATGGCCTACAACCCAATCAATGTCAAGGGCTCGCCCTCCGTCTCTTCTGCTGGTAACGGCAGCGAGAACGGCATCGCTGCTCCTGACGAGATGCGTATGGCCGTATACAACAGCGCTGGTATCCCCAGCTTCTACGGCGTATCTATCCTTG